AAAGGCATGAAAGTATGGGAGTGGGAGAAATGAGGAACGAAACCCTTGAGGATCTTATCGAGCGCCGCTGGCGCGAATTGGGCTGGGACGGAAGGGAACCTATTGTCGAGCGGCTGACGTTTTTGGAATGGATCGAGGAATATTCCGGTGCGCTGGCCTGCTTCTGCTTGGCGTTGGCCTGTCTGGTTTATGCCATTTCGCTGATAGCGGCGATGGTGGCTCATGGCTAAGTCCCGGGGTCAGCGCAACATCGATTGGATCGAGAAGTTCTGCCGGGTCCCGGAGGGACCGAACCTAGGCGATCAGTTGGAACTGCGCCCGTGGCAGAAAAGGGAGCTTAAGAAGATATACGATAACCCTGCCGGGACGCGGCGCGCCATCATCTCGTGGGGGCGGAAAAACGCTAAAACCACCTTGGCGGCGTTCCTTTTGCTGCTGCATCTGTGCGGGCCCGAGCACAAGAAAAGCTCGCAGCTATTCTCAAGCGCCAAGTCGCGCGACCAGGCGGCGCTGATCTTCAAGTTGGCGACCAAGTGCGTGCGGCTATCGCCAGACCTGCGGGCAATTGTGGTGGTGCAGGAAACGCTCAAGCAGCTTCAATGCCTGGAACTGGGGACGCTCTATAAAGCGTTGTCGGCAGACGCCAAAACCAACTTCGGCCTATCGCCGGTGTTTATCGTTCACGACGAGTTGGGGCAGGTGGAAGGTCCGCAGTCTGCGCTTTACGAAGCCCTGGAAACTGCAACCGGGGCGCAAGCCAATCCGCTGTCGGTGATCATATCGACGCAAGCGCCGCAGGATGGTGATCTGCTGTCGCTTCTTATCGACGACGCGCTCGAGGGAAACGACCCCCGCGTTACGCTATCGTTGTATACCGCGCCAGTAGAGGACGATCCATTTGCCGTTGAGACCATCAAGAAAGCCAACCCGGCATTTGGCGACTTCCTCAACAAACGGGAAGTCATGGCGATGGCGCAAGACGCCAAGCGCATGCCGAGCCGCGAGGCTGAATACCGAAACCTTGTGCTGAACCAGCGCGTCGAGGCCTCGTCGCCGTTCATATCGAAGTCAGTTTGGGAATCCTGCGGCGATACGGTGCGGGAGAATTGGGGAAATGCTCAGGTCTATGGCGGGCTCGATCTGTCGTCGGTCAATGACCTGACTGCATTGGTCTTGATAGCGAATATAGAGGATAAGTGGCACGTTAGATCATATTTCTGGCTGCCTGAGTATGGGATCAGGGAACGGTCGCGGACCGATCATGTCCAGTACGACATCTGGTCGAATCAGGGTTATCTGGAGTTAACTCCGGGCAAGTCGATAGAATACGAATATGTCGCCGTTCGGCTTTATCAGATCCTGATCGCTTCAAAGCTGAACATCAAGAAGATCGCGTTCGACCGGTGGAATTTTAGCAACCTCAGACCCTGGCTCGTGAAGGCTGGTTTTACTGAAAAGCAGATCGATGAAACATTCGTGGTGTTTGGGCAGGGATTCCAGTCGATGTCGCCAGCGCTGCGTACGCTCGAGAGCCGGGTACTGAACGGTAAGATTGCGCATGGCAATCAGCCGGTTCTCAAGATGTGCGCTGGCCGCGCGGTGGTTGTGATCGACCATGCCGGAAACAAGAAACTCACAAAAGCAAAGTCGCGTGGGCGTATCGATGGGCTGGTCTGTCTGGCAATGGCCTCTGGTCTTTCCGAAACGACAACAGAGGAAAAGCCGAAAGAATATCAAATGATCTTCGTTTAGAAGGGAGGCTGAATATGAGCAACAGAGAAAACAAACCGACCATTGGCGCATTGGTGTTTGCTCTGCGCCACCCCGAACTATGGCCACCGGGGTTCGAGTGGAATTTCAATGTGTGCGAAACCTGCGCGATAGGGTTGGCACATCGTATGTGGCCAAAGCAGATTCAGTCACCGTCCTTGGTCGACGTGAGGGGCGCCCTCGGCATTGATCCAATCAACGCCCGAGAAATCTTCGGCAATGGGCATTACAATTTCTTGGCTGTCACGCCAGCGATGGTTGCCGATAAGCTGGATGCCATCGCCTGATAAAGGGAGGCTACCATGGAAGGCATTTTGGTAAGTCTACTGTACTTGCTTCTGCATATCGCGGTGATCGTTTTTATCGCGTTTATCATCGTCTGGATCCTCAAAATCTTCGGGATGCCCATTGATCCGGACGTCTACAAATGGGGCAAGATCATCGTCATGTTATTAATCGTTATCGCGGTGGTGGTGTGGGTGTTCTCGTTGCTCGGACATGGTCCGGGCTTGCTTTACGGACCGTCACCGAGAATCATCCGCTAATGGGCAAGCGCAAGGATAAGAAGCGGAGAAAGATAGCGATCACCGAAAGCGGTGGGGGTGCCTCGGCCTTCAGCGGCGGCAGCTTCGCGACCATGATCATTCTTGTCGCGATAGCCGTCGCTGTCGGCAGCTATTTTGGGTATCGATGATGAATCTTCGCGCCGCCAAGAACGAACTGCAGGACCCCACTGAGTTCGACGAGTTTCTCGACGTGGTCAAAAACGAGAGCATCACAAAATATCTCGAAATTGGCTCGCGGTTTGGCGGCTCATTATGGGCGATGGCGGGAATCATGCCGAAAGGCTCGATGCTGGTGTCGGTGGATATTGTCACCAATAGGGATCTGAATGCATGCGTTGGCGCGCTGCGTGACAGGCATTTCATCCATCAAGTGACTGGTGACAGCCTGAATAAAGCCATCGTCGAACGCGTCCGGTTTTATGGTCCGTACGATCTCCTGTTCATCGATGGAAACCATAACGATATCCACGTTCGGTCAGATTGGAAAAACTACGGGCCGATGGCGCGCATCGTGGCGTTTCATGACATCAACCGGCCGAACGGGTTCAATCGGAGAAAGCCTTGGAAGATGGATGTGCCGGTGTTTTGGGAACAAGTGCGCTGCGACTATCGGCATGTCGAGATCAGAACGAAAATCGGCATAGGGGTTCTGTGGCGTGGCTGACTTCACCGACAAAGGCATACAACGGAGGGCGATCAATTTCAGCGCCTTTCGCTTGGATGGTCTTTGTGATTTGATTCCGCGTTTTCCGGGTACTTCTGTCTTTGACATTGGCTGCAATAGGGGCGGTGTTTGCTCTGATGCTGTGTTTTACGGGGCTCGTATTGTCCATGGTTGCGATATTTTTACGGATGGTGTTTTCGTGGCTAACCAGATTTTTGCAGACAATCGTGCGGTAGAAGCGCGTTTTGAGGTGCTCGACCTGACCAAAGGGCCGGGTGCCGTAAAGGCGGCTTTTGGTGATAAATATCGTGCGGAGTACGATTTTATGGTAATGCTTGCCGTGTATCATAAGCTGCGGCGAATCATGAAGCTGGAGGATTTGCTGTATCTCGTCGACCACTTCGCGCACCATTGCGGACGCTATTTCGTTTGGCGCGGATCGGCTGGAGAAAAAGACGAGTTCGAGCCGGTGCTTCTCAAGCGGGGCTTCAAGCTGGTTCACTACTCGACGATCTGCGAAGTGAAGCTTCCTGAATTTCCCGATGCGGTGCCACAACCCGCAGCCGTGTGGAGCAAGTAATGGCGCGCCGAAAACAACAGCTACCAATTAGCGAACATCAGATGATGTTCGTTCGGATGTTTATTGATGCGGTTAAACACAAAAAAGAATTGCCCGTCGAAAGCGTTCCTATGGAAGCGATACATGGATATTTAGAACTTGTTGCGGATGACATGGGTCTTCCTAGGCCAAAATTTCCGCACGGGGGCAAGTAATGCGCGTCGATATCTACCATCATTTTGAGCGAGGTTCTCCGGTCCTCACCTTGCTTACGGAAATGAATCAGAAGCTGGACCAGATTGTACAAGGAGAACTTAAAATCATGTCACAACTTACTGACGCACTAGATCAAGCCGAAACGGCAGCGGCAGCGAACAGCGCAGCCGATGACGCGGCAGAGCAATTGCTCATTGCATTGTCCGCAGCCATTGCGGACCTCAAGACGCAAACGACCGATCCTGCGACAATCGCGCGGATCAATACGCTTGCGACGACGATCAAAGAACGCGCCGAGAGGCTCGGGGTGGCAGTAGCGGCCAATACGCCAGCGGCTCCGCCTGCATGAGGCTGGTGGGCGATAGGGAGCGGCTACCGGGCTAGCTGCTCCCTACCTTAATCGACGCCATGGGGGATTTAAGGGGAGGCCGTGAAACCACTGAATCGCGCGTACTCGACGCTGACGATTAAATCTATAGATACTAAAAGCAGAACCATAAAAGGCATTGCGACAACGCCGACGCCAGACCGTATCGGCGATATTATAGAATCGACGGGTGTAAAATTTAAAAACCCGATGCCGCTTTTGTGGCAGCACAAACACGACAAGCCGGTTGGCCAGGTCAGGTTTAAAAGACCGACTGATGACGGCATAGAATTTGAAGCGACGCTTCCCGATGTCTCCGACAAATCCGAAAACAGTGTCGTGCGACAGCGAGTCGAAGAGGCATGGGATAGCGTGGAACTAGGACTGGTCGCCGCAGTCAGTATTGGGTTCCTTCCGTTGGAATGGAATTTCATGAAAGAGGGCGACGGAATACACTTCAAAGAAACCGAAGTATACGAGTTGAGTCTGGTGACGATCCCGGCCAACGCCGAAGCGATCATCACTGACTTCAAGCACCTTGAACCTGAAACACGACTTCAATTTGTGAAATCTATCGATGCTCCTTTGCTGGCCGCGTCAGGCATGATTGTAAGGGAAATCGAAAGGCCGAAGCGTCCCGGCGTCACGGGAAAAACCACTGCACCAATGACAGTGCCGTGGACGGATGTAACTGAAA